GGCCTGTGCCATCAGACGAGATGAACTCTGCTTGCGTCAGTTCTGCGCCAGGGTCTTTGTGCTTGAACTCGTTAGCCATTAGCTATGTCCTACCGTGATCGTGATATTTGATCCGGGGATATCCACATATACTGCTGTACTGAAGATAAGCGCACCTTCGCTTTCTGAACCCAAGCGAATGAACTGACTGGTATTAGCCGCCTGGACCCCGCTTACGAGATCGGTGCCGCTATCATCTGTGCTGTCGTTGAGCTGCCATGCTCCGCCTGTTGCAGCGGCAGAAACCAGCAACCAGTAGACCTTGGCTGGGTAACTAGTAGCCTGACCGTCACTGGTCAGTATGCTGGTATTAGATACATTATTTCCCATCAGTGCCTCCATGTTCTTGTTTGGTATGAGCCTTTAAACGATTCGTAGCTATCATCTTATTGTAGCCATCAAACTCACTACCACATTCTTCGCACTGTACGATGACAGGCTCTCTTTCTTTCTTGGGCGGAGCCTCGTTGGTCGGTAATGATGCCCCTCTAGCAGCCGCTTGGATCAAGATCCGTTGAAACTCACGGTCTTCTTCTCTAGCGGCAGTGGCATTGATATCGTCGATCGTTGCCCATTCCTGCGGGTGCCGAGTCTGCATATGCCTAGTCACTTGATATGGTGAGTCTAGATTGTCTTTCGTGCATACAGGCAACCCAAGCCCATCATACTCTTCTCGGTTCTCGTCAGACTCATGCAGTAGGCATTTATGCTGACCGCCCCTAGCCTCGAAGTCAGGTTTGATAGTAGTGAAAACCCTGCTTCCATCCTTCCGCAGTTTACCCAGCGTGGTCTGAAGCATGTTGCGGTTACAGACACTTCGGTCCGCGGTCCGTGTATCCCAGATATAGACATAGCCAGCAGACTCTACGATAGAGCCTTGATTGACCTCAGTTATCTCTGCCAAACCAGGCTCTGGTGCCTCGGTAATAATGGGAGCCTCAGCAGCACCCCCTTCACCTACGCCGTCTGCGATTTCTTCTAGGAAACTAGTGATGTTCTCGGTTGTCATACTAACCTCTTACCGTGCTACCACCGGGACCGAATATGGTATATCCGACGGCGCTTTTCTCCTTCTCCTCCTGTAGGTCGTAGAACTCTTGCCAGATATCACGCTTCGGTAGGGTCGGAACCCCACGCTCACGCATCTCGATGGCAATGTCTTTAAGTTCGCCAACAGTGTGGAGTATCTCGCCGCGTCCCGTGATCTCATCAATGACACCACCGGGGATGCGGAATTCAGGGGCTGTGAAGTCGCTAGCGGGGCCAAGGTCTACGCGGTATTCAGCAAGGTCATCATTGCGTATGACCAGTATTATCTGAAAACGCCTTGGCGCTCCTAAAGGAGAGGGTTGGATTAGCTCCGACAGATTGAACGCTGGTTCATCGTAGCTAACCTCAAGGGTCGATGGGAGTAGAGACATAGCATCTCCTACGTCCACGCTGGGATATACATGACTGTACCGCCGTCATCAGTAACGGTCAGCCACTTCGATATAGTAGCTGTCCCTACCCCTGATGGAGCGACATTAGATATCGTGACAGTGCCTGAAGCATTAGCTGTCCACTGGGCGCTGTCGTTAAACGTCACAGTGCCATCCAGCGTCATTCCGTTTACAACAGAAAGGCTGGGTGACACATTATTGAAACGCGCCACGATGGTGCCATCCACGGTTACTTCTAAACGTGAGCTGCCACCATCGTAGCGAAATCCTCGCCGTGTCGTCACGGAAGGTTAGACCGTCCAGTCCCTGTTGCCGCGAACCAATATGTAGTCCACATCAAGGGTCAAGGCAGTAGTGGTCTTGGACTCAACCACGACCATAGCTGCCAGGTCTACCGAAGTAGACACTGCACCAGATATGCCACTGGCTTTGACGGATGCGCTGTTACCAGCGGGTTTACCGTCGATGTAGAAGAACGCCGTACCGTTAGGAGCAAGCTCCACGCGCATTACTTGCCAATCACCAGCGACAGCATCCTCACCAGTGCATTCGATGCTGGTAGAAGTAGTCTCACCCGTGCTAGTCCCGCCGTTGTACGCCGTGTGCCATGCGTCGGCATTGGTGTATTCGGAGGAATAGTGGAACCCTACCAAGTCGGAAGCCGTCAAGGTAGTGGTGGTCCCGTTACCGTGAATCAGATCATCTTCAAGGCTGAGGTTGTCAGAGTTCACATCGGAGAAACCGATGAATACCGCACGGTTAGCTTCGGCAGGAAGGCGTACCCGCGCTTCCAGCACCAGCGTTCCCATGAGAGCCACATCCCACATGATGGGAGTGGTGATACCACAAGCGTGCTTGTCTTCGTTGGTGGTAGTAAGTTGAGCGACACCGCTCAAACCATCAGACTCTAGATTGACAACGCCTGAGTCAGTCTCGGCGATACCGTCACCGATAACACGCAGGGAACCTATCTGACCAGATGCTGCCGTGTTGGCAACGATCCACTCAGCCCCTACGAAATCTTCAAATATCTCTATTACGCCAGGTCCACTCTGAGGCATGATTTTATCTCCTTATGCCTTACGGCCACGCAATCTATCTCAACGTGGCCGCATTAGATTATGTGGTAGGTGCAGTTGCGTCGGTGTGGATCTCATAGAGCCAGTTGCCGGCAGAGCGTTCACCGTATGCGTACTCGTCATAGAGAAATACGCTGGTAGAACCACCACCGATATGAGGCTCTCTGCGAGTCTCCGTGCGCGGGGAACGCCCCTGTACGAGGATCAGAGCCTCTTGGGCAAAGACACCGCCCTTGGCATCGTTACCAGAAGCGTCGATGTTTCCATCTTCGTAGATCTCGCAGTTGTGGATGCGGCCACGGAAGCCTTCTTGGAAGACTCTAGCAGCCAACCCGTCAGTCAGAGGCGCACCACTGGGGTTGCCGCTACTGAGCAGGGATATCGCATCATAAAGGTCTTTGATCTGGAAGCCATGCAGGACCGCACGATAAGGCGGGTTGCCCGGCTCGTCAGCATCAGAGGATATACGAGATACGGCAGCGGCGATATGCCCTGTCGTAAGTGCGGAACCAGAAGAACCGATCGTGGTAGACGCGCCGTCGATGGCCGTCAGACCGTCCTCATCCTTCTTCCTCTGGATAGCGTTCTGGGCCAGACCGCCGACACGGGCGTAAGCATTCTTGCTGATACGCGCTGCTACCCGGTCAGTGATGAGGGTATGAATACCTACCACTGTGGGAGTGATCGTCAGCAATGTGTCGGACATCTGCTGTGGGTTGTCGAGTCTCGTGGTTTCTGTGACCGTCTGAGCAGTCAATTGCGCCATAGAAACTTCGTTCCATGACAGGCCCGTCCCTTCACCAAGAGTGACCTTGTCCACTAGATTAGGGACAACGCCTTCTTGTTCTCTGACTTGACGCGCCGACGCAATAACTGTAGGCAGACTGTCAGCTAATGACTGAGTAGTAGTATCGCCTGCTGCCATCGTTGATTCTCCTTATCCCCCCGCATTCATGCGGTCTAGGATAGCTTTAGCTCGTTTATGATCTTCTGAAGTAGGAGTGTAGTCCTCAGAGCCGTAGACATTATCTAGCCACCGCTGGTCGGACATACCACTGCCACCCGCAGCCGGACCCGTATCCAGGTCGAATGCACCAGAATCCTGAGCAGTCGCTGGTTCCGTCGGTGCTGCCGGTGTACCAGAGCGTTGGCCCCGTTCCACCTGACGCATCACTCGCTGGGCTTCAGCTACTGCTGCTTGTAAGCCTCTTACATCCTTCCTGTTATGTGCGTCGGTCCACATATTACGGACCTCGGCTAACTCGGGTGCAGTCTGGAGATCAACGATATCTCTACCTTGATCGTCCTGTACCACGCTAACCAAGTCTTCAGAAAGGCTTGTCCAGGTATTTGTGTAAGCCGTTGTAGCACTCAGAGCTGCCTGTTCGCCCTGGATCGAGGTGAGTTGTTCTGGCAGGGTATCGGTATCGCCTGTTCCCATCGCTTGCATCAATGCGTCCAGCTTCCGATCTGTGATCCGTTGCTGGTTACTTAATTGCAATACCAAATCGTTTTGCTCTTGCTGCCGGTTCCGTCGTCCTCGTTGAGCCTTCAGGTCGTTCTCGGCTTTACTCGCCCTTTCTTCGGCGGCTTTAGCCCGTGCTTCCCAATCGATCGCTTCTTCTTGTGGGGTATCTGCCGAGGATGCCTCGTCGGGTAGAGCTACCACATCAGAGTTTTCGGTTGTCACAATCTTCTCCTATGTATATGCATTAATACATACTTGTCAATAGAGTATATACCGTTTATAGATCTATTATCTAGCACCAGCAAATCTTTTCTCTAAGAAAGAATTCGTTGTGCCTCCCCTAGTCGCAGGACTTTGACCAGTATTTGTCTCTGGCAAGGAAGAAGATACTCCAAATCTTTTTTCCATAAAAGCATTCATAGAGTCTGTCGATGGCTCTTGTTGCATCTGCAATGGTTGTGGCTGGGTACTACCAATAGGCTGGTTATAACCATGAGGAGTCATTGGCACTGGTCCAACTAAATATTCTCTAGCTTCCTCACTAATAGGCTCCCCACTATATCCCCATTTAGCCAACGCAATGTCAACCTTTTTACCCTTAACAGGATCACCCGGTTCTCTATTTATGATAGAAGTAAGAGTTCCGTCTTTTACTCTATAAGCACTACGCAAGCCACCTAAATCTCGATTAATCTCCTCCATCCCATGATCGCTTTTAGAATGGTCTGGAGCATCCTTGTATCGCTGCCATCGCTGGATAACTTCTTCGCCTTTGGCGCGACCTAATGGATGGTTATTTTTAATATATTCAAGATAGTCTTCTTCCAGTTGCCAGTAACCTTCTAGTAGTTTTTGGTCATCATAGTATTCTTGCACTAGGGGAGTGAGGGCGTGAAGTCGCGTATTCTCTTCAATCCATTTCTGGTCATATTCACTCTGGTCAGACACCCATCGGTCTAATTCATCCCAAGCAGAAGGAGTCATTTGGTCATTATGCTTTTCCTTGATTATGTCAAACTGCTGATAATAATAGTCAGTAGCAGTCTTCGGGTCTTCTGTATCAAGATCTTTGTAGATCCTGTCCCTGTCTGTAGCTAGCCTCAGCATCCTGTTGCGACGATTATCACGCCAATTCTTTGGGTTTAATGTCTTTATAGTCCCGTCATCGTGGTTTGGTTGCGGCCCTAACTGAATATACAACTCTAAAGCTTTATCATCAGCCTCTTGTTGCTGTGCATATTTAATCTTTGTTTCTTGTGCTTCATAGGTCGTAACAGCCCAGTCTACTTTTTGAAGAGCCATTCTTTTGATATGTTTATCGATATCTTTTTGGATGTCTTCCACTTCATCCATGAATCTCTGTTCATCCCGTGGGCTTAGGTCGCCACGCCGTTTGATCTCTACGCCTTCAGACAAAGTGCCGTCGGGTAATTCTTCACGATATCCCCGAATGCCGTTCTCTTTAGCCCATTTCTGAGCAGCGTAGTCGCCCTTGGTGTACGGGGATTCCACGAACAGGTTAAAGCCGCCGAGTTGGCTCATAGAATCTTTGACTATTTCTACGGCATCTATCATCGGCTGTGTCGCGTCACTAAGTCCACGCCTGACACCTCCCATAGCCGCGCCTACAGTAAGAGGCATCATGCCTTCAACTTCGTAAGCTAACCCTCGCAACCACTTACCCTGAAGGGAACTCTCTTTATCCTTTAGCCAACCAGTAACCTTTCCTCCGTAAAAATCACGGTCCATTGCTATCGCCAATTGTGTACGCAAAAAAGGAGTCATGCGATTCATAAAGAACTTAGGCATCCCTGCAAAAGGCACAGGAATCTTAACTCCATTGATATCTACCATCTGGGGGGTGACAGCTTGCACTATTCCCCTGATCGGCCCACCTACCGGGATAGACATCTCAGTGCCAACTAACTTAACCGTCCCAAAAGAACCGCTATTTGGGGTCATCGCATCTTTTGCTGCCTGCCAAGGATCTCTGCCTTTGGCTTTAGCATCGAAGACAGCACTGCTAACAGATAGCGACATCCAAGTCGCACCCATAGTAGCTACTACTCGCGTAGCTAATCGTTCTTGTGCAGTAAGAGTTTGCTTGGTCAGTAATTTTGCAAAACCCACACTAGCCGTTGCCATCAATTCAGCCGGTTTAGTGAGAAACGAGATCGAGGTAACGCCTGACCGTATCGCTGCTTCCCTACCAGGAGAAAGACCCAACCGTCGAGGACTCCACATCGGCACTACTTTCAATGCTAAATCTGCTGCTGTAGCTTTAGCTTCTTCGATAGAAACACCCTGCTTCATCAATATGCTCAGTTGCTGATCATACAAAGCTTTGGTCTGGCGAAGAACGACACTATACATAGACTCGTTTAACTTATTGAATCCTGGTAAAAACCGTAGCAATCCACCTACAAATTCATCAGGAGTTCCAGCTGTAATCCCTCGACCACTATAAAATGCAAAATCTGCCCAACCGTCTAGGTCATCAGATACTACATCCGCTAACGTGGTAGTACGGAATGAGCGAAACACATCTTTAGATTTAGCAGAATCAGCGACAGCTCCCACTAAAGATCTAACAACCCCAAGTGGATTTGCCATAAAAGCCAATGGCATCTGAACGCCGAGCAATGGCGACAAGTCACCAGCAAATGCTGTGCCTCGTACTTCTTCTAGAACACGCACTATCATGCTATCTGAGACTTTATTTAAGTCTCTGATAACCCTTGCGTCTTTAGCGTGATAGTAGCGATATAAACCACCTTCAGTGACTAATTGGTAATCACCGATATCCGCAGCCCTGTACTGCGCCCGAATCGTTTCAAGTTGGTCTGCTATCAAGTCTAATCGTCGGTTCAAAGTCATTAACTTGGTAACGCCAGCCGCGGCTCTTTCACCAATATTGATACCTTGTTGCTCAAGGATGCGTAGATTACTTGACAATTCTCGGGCTTGCCCAGATAAGTATGATAATTCTGGACCCCAGCCTTCCTTTCCTAGACTTTCCAATTCATCAATACGGT